GTTGGCGGCGAAGTCGACGCCCTCTGAGACGGCACTCTTGCGAAGCCCGTCGAACTCTGCCCACGCGGTTGCCGCCTCAGTCTTCTTAGCGTCGATCGCGGCAGCGAGTGCGCGAGCCTGACCTGTGAGGTCGGCCATTGTCATTCCTCCGTGTTTCGAGGTCGCGTGAGCAGCGCGAGGATGTGCTCACTTGGGATGGTGCCCTGCGTGTCACCCGCTTCTGCGGGCGAGTCTGTGGTCGCGCTCGCGCCCTCCGGAGCGGGCTGGCGCGGGTCGGGAACTACCTCGACGTCAGACGCGCGAGCGCCTCGGAGTTCCTCCGTCTCGAGCCCGTCCTCGAAGAGTCGGACGAGGATCGCGGGGTCGTCCGGCGTCGCCTCGATCGAGTTCGGGGATCCCTCGACGCCGAGCCTGCCCTCCGTCATCACATGCTCGATGCGTCCGACGTATGCGTCATCGCCGTCCGTCCAGCCAACGAAGGCCCCCTCGACCGCTTCCTCGGCGGTCGCCTTCTCGCCCATGCGGTCGAGCCGCGAGGCGGTCTCCTCGTCCTCGAGGCGGGCGGCGGTCTGCTCCGCCCACTCCTGAGTCCGGCGGGCTCCCTCGACGTCGGGGCCAGCGCCCCAGAGGAGCATCGCGACGAGACCGGGGCCGGGGTATCCGTCCGCGTCGGGGTTCGAGTTCTGCGGGGCGTCGAGGTCGACGATATGCCGCGCGATCCACGGACCCATCAGGCGGACCTTCTCGTCGCGGATCTCGCCGGAGACCATATCCCGGGCATCCCGGATGGTCTGCTCGACGAGTCCGTCGCCGCCGTAGCCTTCCTCGAGGTATGCGAGTCCGCGTGCCGCGTTCTCGGAGACGTAGGCCGGGACCTCGACCGCCTTGACCTCGGCGGCTGCCTTGCTCGAGGGAGCGGTCGCCTTCGGCTCCTCCGGAGTCGGCAGAGACTCGACGACCTCGCGCAGCGCCTCATACGCGGTCCGGACGCGGGTCTCATTCTTCTGAGACATAGCGCGGCCCTTGAGGGCGCGGATCGCGGACGCCGCCTGTAGGAGTTCCGTCTCCGGGTTCATGCCGAGGAGAGTCGGGCCGACCTCGAAGAGATCGACGTCGGCGAGTTCGCGGACGGTCCCGTAGTCGGGATCGTCGACGTCTTGGAACGCGCGGACGAAGTAGCCGAAGGAGAACTGTGTGACGCGTCGCGTCTTGAGGAGGTGGTGGACCTGCTCGGCGCGGGGACGGTCGAGGTCGAACTTCATCGGGACCTCGAGCCCGGCCTCCGTCTCGCGGATCTCGGCGGGGTCGGCCCAGCCGACGAAGGACTCGGGGTTGTCCCAGTCGTGCGACCAGATCACGGGGATCGGGTCGCCCTTCGCCTTCCACTCCTCGAGCGAGCGGGTGAACGCGCCCGGGAGGACGCGGTCGCCGCCGAGGTCGACGTTGCCGAAGACGGAGACGAGAGCGGTAGCGGTGCCGTCAGCCTTAGCCTCCGTCACCTTCGCTGCGACGGTCTTGGTCTCCAACTTCACGGCTCGATCCTCTCCTCGTCGTCACCCAGGAGAGCCTGCGTCACGACGCGATCTGCGAGACCCTGCGCGGGGGTTCCTGCCGCGTCTCCGCCTCCCTCGATAGGGGACTGTCCGACTGGCAGCATGTTCACGGGCATGAAGACTGTGTCCGCGACCGGGTCCTCGATCCTCGGGAGTCCTTCGATCGCGCGGCGTTCGTTGATGGTCGTCGTCGACGCCTGCTGCGTCAGCATGTGCATACGGGCGCGAGCCTCGGGATCCGGGCGGAGGAGTTCCGTCGTATCGAAGCGGATCGAGAGCCCGTCCCACTCCGGCTCGCCCGTGACGAGGTGCGCGTTGATCGTGTCCTCGAGGAGGACGAGGCGGGCGGCAATCGCGTCATAGAGAGCGCGACGGAACTCGGCAACGTTCGTGTACGCCGAGAAGCCCTGACCCGCGCCGGAGAGCCCGAGCAGGGTCAGGGGTACGTCGAACGCGGCGGAGACTTCCTCGCGGGAGAACCGTCGCTGGTCGATGAGTTGCGCGTCGGCGGCGGAGAGTCCGATCTGCTGCCACTTGAGTCCGCCCTCGAGGATCGCGACGCGGCCCCCGTTCTCCGGTCCGGCGTAGAGTTTCGTCAACTCATCGCGGAGCCGAGGGATCACGGACTCATTGAGGCGGGATTCAGAAGTGAACGCGCCGCGCGGCGTGACGCCGTTCCGGAGGGACTCGCCCTGCCAGGTAGCGGCGGCGTCCTCGAGCGCGACGGTCCGACGGAGCGCCTCCATCGGGGGACCGCCGGGGAGCGCGATGTGGATGACGTCCTCCGGCCCGATCGCGGAGGTCTCCGTCCCGATCGTGATGGCGTAGAGCGAGACGCCGCGCTCATCGGAGATCGTCTGGACGTTCCGCCAGGGGACGGGCCAGAGTTCCGTCGGGGCAGCGCCGGGCGCGGGACGGTACTTGAGGAGGAGCGCGTTGCCGTGAACCATCGCCGACCAGCCGATGTGCGAGGTCAGGGCGAACTCGGAGCCGCGCGGGAACGGAGACTTGATCAGACGCTCGAGCGACGTCCCGGTCTCGCGGACGGACTGCCCGGTCTCGTCGAGACCGTCGACCACCATCCGGTTCCGGGCGATGCCATAGACGAGTTTGTTGATGACGGAGAAGACGATCGGCTGCGTCCGGTAGATCGCCTCATACGTGCCCGCGAGTCCGTCGCCACGGAGGAGGGGGACGAAGCCCGCCGAGGGTCCGGCGATCGTCGGGAGAGAGAGCGGCCCCGGGTACGCTTTGACCGCGCGAGCCTTGCCGCCTGAGACGATGACCGTCACGCGCCCTCCAACGTCTGCATCCACGCGACCCGCTCGCGCGGGACGATGACCTCGCCGTCGACCTTCTCGATCGCCTCCGCCCCGAGGTACGCCGCATGGCCTAGGACGAGACAGTCCCGGTACGTCCCGACTAGGACGCCTCGGACGCTCGCCCCGTGCGTCATGTGGACGACGACGGTGCGCTGCGTTAGGCGGTCGATCCACCTCACGCGATTCATGCTCCCTCGCCCGTCACGTTCCGCTCGCGTCGCGCTCGCTCGTCGAGGCACATCGCGTAGGTCAGCCAGTAGCCGATCCCGTCGACCGCGTTGTCGACCTTGTGGCGGTGAACCTCTCGCGCGATCTTGACGCCGACCATGCAGAGCGAGACCTGCTCGGCGGAGACCTCGACTCCGAGGATCGCCGTCCAGATCTTCGCGGCCCGGTCGAAGTCGTCGAGCGGGTGCCCGTAATCGTCGTTGCGGTCGCCGGAGACGAGGCTCGCGGCGTAGGCGGCGAGGTCGGACGGGTCGAGGCTCACAGGACTGCTAGATCGCTCCAGGACCCGGACCCCACGGTAAGCGTGACCATCCCGGCTGGCGCGTCCTGCCCGGTCTTGTGCCTCCACCACGTACTCCCTCCGTCGAGCGCTGGTATCTGAATGAATGACTTTGCGCCTGTCTGTTCGACGCGAAGGTGGTGAAGGTGTGCGGCGAGGAGCAGGGTCGCGGATCCGATCGGCTGCATCCCGTGCGCCTGCCCCGCCCACCACTTGACGGGGTCGCGCCCGAACTGGTGACCGTGCGCGAACCCGATCGGGGTCCCGGCGACGTCGAGCGTGATCGTCAACTCGTCGCGACCGGGGAAGACGAAGTGAACGTGGTCGAACCCGGAGGCGAGGCGGAGCGCGTCGGCGACCGCCGCCGCCCCCTCGACGGCCCAGGAGTCGTCGTATCGGCGGACGACCTTCCCGGCCCGCTCGACCTCGTCGTGATTGCCCGGCACGACCGGGACGACGATCCGCGCGGCGAGCGGAGCGAAGGTCTGGATCTGGTGGAGCATGAGGCGGCGGTACACGCGGAGTTGCTCGCTCATCGAGAGGTCGAGGCGACCCGCTGCCGCGAGAGCCCCGCCCTGGGAGACGAGTCCCTCGACGCAGTCGCCGAGCCAGGGGAGCGTGATCTCGTCGATCGAGCGCCCGATCCGGCGGAGGTCCTTGAGCCGGGCGACCGCTAGGTCCGTCTTCTCGAGGAACCGCTCGACCGTGCCCTCCGTCCCGTCGCCGTCGGGCTTCCCGAGTTGGAGGTCTCCGGCGGCGACGACGTAGGACGGGCCGGGCTGCCCGGTCGCCTCGGGTCGCTTCGGACGCTTCCGCCCGATGACGGCGAGGATCTCCTCGACGGGCTTAGAGCGCTCTCTCCGCCTGCGGATCGTCGCCCGGTAGTAGTAGAGCCGCTGGACGTTCCCCTCGCCCGTAGGGGCGTCCCATGCCCGGTACTGCACGGGCTCGACGACCTCGAACTCGAGCGGGTCGAGATCCCAGACGGCGAGGAGGTCGGACCAGTCCTGCGGAGCGGAGTCGAGCGGCGCGGTCGTGAGAGTTCCGGCGGTGCCGTCCCAGGCGACGCCGGGCTCCCAGCCGGAGGGATGCCGGACGGCGGGGGCTTGATACTCCGGCTCCGAAGGTCCGGCGGCGGCGAGTTCCTCGAGGTTCACTCGCCGCACCTACACTCGCCCCGTCGATGCCGCTGGATGTTGAACGGCTTGACGGGATGCCCCATCGCCTCGAGAGCGCGGGCGATGTGCGTCGAGGGGGCGTGCGGGTTCCCCATCGCGGCGCGGAGGGTCGCTGCCTCCGACTCGGGGAGCGCGGTGAGGATGATCCCGATGGTGCAGTTGGGACCCTTTGGGGGGCGGTAGGTCGGATCGGCGAGGGTTGCGAGGTCGGGCACGGCGAGAACCTCCACGGGTCGGTTGTGCCTTCCTGTCGCGGATTAGGCTCCCGTACTTGTCACTCTCGTCCTACGCGACACGCCGACGCCCCCGGAGGAGAAGGACCGGGGGCGTCGACTCGGAGGGGACAGGAACGTCTAGGAGCGGCAGCCCTTCGGGAGCCGATCGAAGGCGGCAGCGTACTTCCGGAACGGGGCCATGATCCACGCCTCATGCTGCCAGGAGGACCAGCCGCCGTACTGCGACGCGTCGAGCCGCCCGTCGCGGGTCAGCCCCCACGCGGCCCAGTTCCGGCCCCCGTCCGTCATATGCCGGAAGACGATACGCGCCTGACGCTTCGGGTCGAGCATCGCGGACCTCGACCACCAAGGCTTCGAGGAGTGCGCCGACGTCTGGATCTGGAAGATCCCGAGAGCGCCCGTGTACCAGGGCGAGCCCTCGTCGAGCGACC